ACTGCCATGCAAGCACCTCAAATGTTTTCTCTGTCCACCCGGCTCGTGTATTCGTTAGCTTGATAATGTCGCCAACCTGAACTTGCATTGTGCGAAGTCCCATTGTGGCGTTGACAACAATCTGTTCACGATTGCGGAACAGCAAGATTTTGGCAATGCGCTGTGCCATTGTGCTGGTCGATGTGAATGGCAAATCCAAGCTGGTTTTAATTTCTTCGCCACCGTCAATGTCTGTAATTGTCGAAGCACTTAGGCGAACCTCTGGGTAGTCAGTCTGCATCCAGTTACTTTCCTCACCAGCGAATTTGCCGTTGACGATATTGAAGTTCTGCTGGCGACTGCGGCGCGTCTGTATCTGTATATTGCCGCGCAAGTCGTCTTCATCAAACGCATAGACTGGCGTTGTATATGCGCCAGCTTTGACGCGGAACTTACCCTGTGCATACCAGACCGAACCAGCCATTGATTTGGTTATGCTTTCTATAACCTTGTCTGGTTGTGTCCCTGTCGTAAATGAACCGTTGACCTCATAGCGGTTTTCTGTGCCGCCGACAGCCAGCGTTACATCTTCATCGCACACGTTCATTGCTGTAATAACTGATGTGTCGTCAATCTCATCGCCATCAGCGTTGATGCCATAGCCCGATGTCAGATAATCACGCAAGCACAAGGCCGCGTTTGCCGACCAAGCTGTCACTGCGGTATTCGGGTTATAAACTTTCTTACCCTTAATCACGGCAGATATTTGCGGCTCGCCTTGTGGGAACGCTTCTTGGTCAAACTCTAGGCGGATATAAAGATAAGCAACACCCTGCAAGCGATGGTCATTTGTCCATATGCCACCTGATGCCGAAACCAGTTCAGAGGAGGCGGCTTGGTCGTCTGCGCCAAGAAATGCCGCGCAATATACTTTGTTGTCGTATTTATTTGGCGCGGTTGATGTCTGTAATGTCGTCGTCAGACCAGATGCAAATGTCAGTCGCTCGTCGTTCAGATAGACTTCCTCAACACTCTCAATCTCGTGTCCAGCCAATGCCACCAGAATGTGCAAGTCCTTATTGTTGTTCGTTGTCTCCTTATAGACAATCGCGCCGCCGACCTTAGTTTTGCCATAGACAATGGCGTGGTCGGCTGCTGGTGACAGGCCAGCTACGTCATAGCCAGTCAGATTGTTGCCAGCGTTTACATCTTTAACATCTGGCGAAAGAAGTTTGGCTGCGGTGGAAAGTGCGAATGTCGTAGCAAAGTGCGTCCAAAATGCCGTTGCGGCGATAGCCCCTGTCGCCACAGCAACGCTGGACGACACCAATGCCACAGCCGCGCTAACAGGGTCAGCCGAAGCCACCGTGGGAATTAGCACCATAGGAATTAAGAAACGCCACATATCAAATCGCCCAGAAAATATCGTCAGCCTGTGTCGGTAAGAATACCACACCTTCATCAGAAATAAACGCTATGCTTTCACCTATGCAAACACCAAGCGCAAGCTGTGTCACTTGATTATCTGCCGTGCGTCCGACCAATGAGCCACGCGGCGGCAGTTTAACGTGTATCCGCATCAATCTTTTATCTAGGGCTTGCTCAATACTAGCAAAGCCTTGCGTCTTTAGCAGCTTTAGATAATGCCGCTTTGCACCAAAAGCTGTCTTGTAGTCACCCGCCCAATCAGATGCCAACGGCTTGCCAGTCATCGCCAGATGCGCTTGGTTAGCAAAGTTCAAGCAATCATTTTCACCCCACGCAAATGGCTTGTCGCGCAGACTGTCAATCAAATCGTCTAGGTTATGTGACCATTCTGCTAGGCGCATCACCGCCCCCAAGCAAACTTCTTGTCCTGTAGGTCGTTGACGAACCGGAAGCCTAAATCATTTGGAAAGCGCGACTTTTGGCTTTCGTGTGTATAGCGGCGCACACGCGGACGCTGCAAGTCAATCAGGCGGCTCTCAACACCGACAGCAATGGTCGATGTTTCCGCGCCTTCATCAATATTCATCTGGTCGATATAGCCAGTAAATATCTCAGCCATTACGTTTTCTGTATCCGTAGCAATACTTAATGCCGAGCCGTTTTCATTAAGCAATAGTGAGCCATTCTCAAGCAACAAAAACTTGCCCTTTGCGTCTAATGCGCCAAAGTAAATTTTGCACTTGCGACCTTGATACGGCTCAGATAGCGCAAGGCTGATAAGTTCGCTAGGTATGCCAGACAGTGTAAGTGTCGCGCCTTTGGCTGCGACTTCCGATGTCTCGTCGATGGTTGAGATGGCAAGCATATTGCCACTGCCGACATATATGTCGCCACCAATAGTTTGCTCACCCAAGCCAGACCAGAACCGCAATGTCGATGTCTGAAAAAGTAACTCCACAGCAAAAAACGGCGTAATCTCTGCCGCCAATAATTCTGTGGCAAGTTCTGTTGGTAAATCGCGGCTCACGTTATGGCCTCAACTGCGGCAAAGCTAATGCCGAAATGCGTCACTTCGTTGATTGACCAGTTTGTCTCATTGCTGGCAAGACGGAATATGCCCTTTGCATTGCTAACTATGACCGCCGCATCATCGGCTGGTGCTGTGCGAATGGATGGATAGATGTCCACACTGGCTTCGCCTGATGCGTTGGTGGTCACATCGTTCAATACCTTATGCAGCGTTGCTGACGATGATGCGCCAAGCTGGATATAGTCACCAGCTTTTAAGTAGCCAGATACACTTGCTGGCGCGCCATCAATAGCCAGACTGCCGCCTGTCTGGTCTGCGCCGTTGACCAGCGGTGTGCCGGGAGTAGATGCTGCGCTACCGCGTGGCGTTGCACCTGATGGGTCGCCCAACAAGAATGTGCCTTGCTGGCCTTTCAGTTTAACCAGAAACGCCACCCATTCCTCGCCCTCGGAGCGGGTCATTGGAGGTAGCGTAATCTCCGCCTCCCACTGTTGACCTGAGTGAGAAATAACCTGTTGCTTTAGCGTGAAGGGAGATTGAGATATGCCAACGACATTACGCGCTCGGAGATTGATGGAGCGAATACCTGAAACAGTCGGCAATGTTAGTGGATAAGAATACGCCATTAGAAAGCCTTGCTAAATGTGCCGCCGCGCTGCTTCGCATCCAGCACAGCAGCTTTAGCTGAGTTGGCGATTTGCGGCATAAGCTGTGTAATCTCAGCGCGGACAGTCTGAGATACCCCAGTGGAAATGTTGATGTTCTGCACGACGGTTGCGCCGCCTTGCATCTGATGGTTTGGTATAATTCTGCCGTTAGTCCCAGATGTGAATAGTTCCGGGCCTTTCTCACCAACAAGATAAGTTTGACCAGAGGTAACCGGACCGCCTGTAGCAAGCCCTGTCAGCTTTTCGCTGAACTTCTTTATCGGAGCAGAACCAGCTATTGATTGAACAAGGCTTTCAACCACCAAAATATCTATGAGGCGATTAACAATCTTTGATGCCATATCACGGAAGGCATCACTAGCATCTTTTGTGCCTTTGAGTATATCTCCAAATGCGCTGCCAAATCCCTCTGATATAGTATCAGTAACGCTTTCAGACCGCTCTTTCATCGCGTCTAATTTTTTAGCGGCTTCCTCTGCACCTTCGCCAAGCAGTTCTATCTTAGCGGGGCTGATTTGATTGGCTGCATCACCAACCGCTTTCAGAGCCGCAATCAACTCTTGGCCTTTCTCGGATGTTGGGTCGATAACCCCACCGATTTTAATCAACGCTTCCGCAACATTCTTTCTCAGCATCTCCTCTGTTTCGGAAGATGCCACCTTGTCCATAATATCTTTAACTGATGTCAGGTTTTCTTTTACCGTGCCAAATTCTTTGGCAATGCCTTTGGTGCTGTCACCAATAACTTGCATTGTTCGCGCGCTTATACCCTCAAGGCTGAACAGCGACTTTTCGCTATCTTCCTGCCTATCAATGAGTTTCTGAAACTCAGATGAAGTTTCTCTCAGCGCGCCGATAGTTTTGTTGAAGGCGGTGGCTCTTTGTGTCGCTTGCAAGATGCGTTCAGAGTTCACCAGTTGTATCACGCTGGTATTAAGGTCTCCAAATTTTTCCTTTAGGTTATCAATAGCGTCAAGGTCAATAATGTCCTGAAAATCATCCTGCGCTTCGGTCAGCAGTGTCGTGTTCTTGGCAAGGTCACTGGCTTCCTCGGCTGATTTCATAAAAGCATTGCCGACAGCGGCGGTGATAGCCACGACAGCACCTAACACCGCACCAAATGGGCCAAAGATACCGAGCAACTGAGAACCCTGTTGACCAAACGCTTGAAGCGCACTTGTCCCCATGCCAACTTGAACAAAAAAGTCACCGACCTGATAACCAGCTTGCTGCATACCAGTCATGGCGAACTTACGAGTATCGCGCGTGGCTTTACCCATATTAGCACCAAGCTGGTTCGCTCCTCTCGCGGAGCGTTGAACCGAATTGGTAAAGTTATCAACGGCCTTTGTGGCTTGTCTGGCAGGAGCAGTCACTTGGTCTTGTAACTGAACCATTACAGTGAGTGAACTAGCTGCCATCTTCGTTGTCCTTTATAATACTAAAGTAAGCGACCCATTCATTATATTCATCAAGTGTGATTTGTTCAATCTCAGCAATCGTCTTACCTAATTTTTCAGCTAGTGCGATTAGATTTATTCTGAATGGGTCGCGCCTTAGTTTTTTTCCTGTTCCTCAACACTGGTTGCCGAGAAAACAGATGCGAAAATGCCGCTGATAAGTATGGCTGGCTCTCCGAGCATCGCCATCTTATCTTCGAGGGTGAAGTGCTTGTTTCCATCCTCATCCTCTGCCTTCAAGATAATCATATCCACTTGGGCTTCCATAGACGGATTGCGTAGAAAGTCTGGATGCTTTCTGCCAATCCTATCCATGTCTTGTCCAGTGATGTCTCCAGCGTAAATCACTAGAGGCTCATCGCCTTCGCCCCATTCGGGAACTTCAATCTTAGAACGCGCTCGCGTTGCTTTGTTAGCGGCAATCCGCTCTCGTAACTTAGACATAGGCCACCTCTCGTCTAGTTATTAGGATACGTCAGTTTTCGTCAAAGCACCTGAACCCTGAACAGTGATGGACATTTCGACCATACCGTCAGTCGTTGCATTGATAGTCCGACCCGTAACGATTGCACCACCGCTATAGTAGTTCTTGTCGTCAGTGCCAGCTTCTGCTGTGCCTTGAGGATACAATTCAAAGTCGATAGTCGTGCCGACTTCGAGACGCTCTTGCTCGGCATCAGCCGGGTCATAGAATACGTCGATTGTGCCAGTAAAGGTCTGCATACCAGCCTTGTAAACACGGTTCAAAGAACCCATTACAGAAGCGTCGATAACATCGGCTGTGCTTTCCAGTGAGAAAGAACGAACCTCGGTAACAGCCGCGACAGAGCCGCCATCGGCTGCGGTTTTAACAACACCATTGTTGCCAATATAAGTAGTCATTTTTCAGTTCTCCAAGTTTGCAAACTAAGATGATACTAGGCCGCAGCCTCAATATCGTTTTCAACAGTAACATATGTTACCGATATAGTGAAGCGCGCAACGCCAACAGATTGGTCGCCCTCTCCATCGTAATCAACCTCAAAGCTGGTTATCTGCGTATCCTTCGCATAACCGCCGCGAGTAACGTCGGCATACAAAGCTTCTTCCACTTCGACAGCAATCGCATCAAGCGTATTGTCTATCGACGCAGTTCCTTTTGCATAAGCCTCAACCAGAACCTCAAGTTCTCTAACTTGCGTTCTGGGGAGGGAAACAGATGCGTATTGGGTTGTCTCGGAACGGGTATAGATACACAAGCCCGGAAGCTTTGCGGTAGCCAGTGGAAATAACCGCGTTTGATAAACACGAGAGCCAGTCGTCGTCAGACCAGTCAATGTCGTGGTTACGTTATCACGGATGCTCTTGCGGACGTGTGCCATTAGTCTTCCTCAAGCGCGAGAACTGTAACGCCAGTTCCGTCGTCTCTTACTACTCGAATTGTGTAGTCTGTTGAGTTGATGACGAGGGCATCTCCTTCTGCTGCATTAACAACATCCGAAGTCCGGCAAGTGAATATGGGTTGCTCAACAGCAAAATTAACAGTGCCGCCAGCATCAGCCTCGTAAAACTCATGGTCGTATATTCCCTTCACAGAGGAAGAAGAACCACCCAGAGGAGTATAAGTAGCAGTAACGCCGAAATCATCTGCGCTAAAGAATACCTCAAGTTCTGTGGCGGTTTCTACAGCCATTAGTCTTTACTCTCTACTACTTCTTCTTTTTTCTTGACGGGTGGCTTGGTCGCCTTCTTGGCAATGCCACGGGCAACCAGCTTTTCAGCAAACGCCTTATCAGTATCAATAGCATCGCCAACGGCGAATGACCCTAGACCGGAAATAGTGCATTTCTTGGCGGCTACGATTTTCATAACTTACTCCGCTTCGGGAGTGTCAAAGTCGGTCACAGCCCGGTTGGTTGCTTTCTTGGTTGATTTTACTTGTTTGGGTTTGGGAGCATCTGTCTGCTCTACGCGACCCATTGCCAACAGTGAAGCCGCTTCGTCTGCTGCGATTTCAATAACGTCACCCGCTTTAACGCGCTGACCGGCTACAACTGTGTTCTTGAGAATAAGATAATACATAATTTCCACCCTTAATAAGAAAGGTCAGGAGAGAGGCCGAAGCCCCTCTCCATCACTCTAATGCTTACGCACCGTCGTTGTTGACAGCAAAGCTGACAGCATGACGAACAGCAACGTCAACAGTTTGCAACGCGGTAACAGTTACCGTGCCGCTTGTGCTGTTGCTGTATGGGTCTGCAACGATGTCCAAGCCACCGTAAAGACCAATCAAGCAATCTGCGAAGTTACCGAAATACAGGTCGCCAGCAGTTACTTGGTTAGACACAACAGCGTTGTAACCGTTGATTTGACCGTCCGGGCCAACTACGAACTGGCCTGAACCAGCGTCTTTCGCAGTCGTTTTCAGCGCGCCATACATGGAGGCTGGCAGGATGTAGGCCAAGTTGCCCAGCAGAGCGTTGTCTTCGGCAACGGCAGTTTCCATTGCAACAACTTCTGCGAAGGTCGGGTTGGCAGCAGCAAAATCAGTCGGGTTGTTGATGCCCGTGGTGTTTTTGATGCCCGTAGGCTGACCCGAAGAACCAGAACCTTGCAGCGCGCCGTTGTCGATTGACAGGGCGATACCTTGAGCAAGGTCGTTACGGATGAGGTTCTCAATGTCCAAAGATGACTGTTGCATCATCAGACGAGTGATTTGCGTATGTGCGCCAACCACTTTCGGGGACATTGTGATTTGACCGAATGTCGGCTCGCTCTCGCCAGAGGCAGCACCTTCGGTGGCAATCCAACCAGCAGACGAAGCGGCTGATTTTTTCGGGATTGCAACGCTACCTTGCAGACCGTTCAGAACGGTTGCGCCAGCAGCCATAACGCTTGAAGCGTTACGCAGAACGTCAACAAAATCACCGCCACGGAAGTCTTCGGCAATCAAGCCAGCGTCGTCAGTGGTGTTGATGTCGCGCTGCGCCCAAGAACGCAGAACTTCGGTCGGAAGCATGATGCCACGAGCAGAACGACCAGTTGCGCGCTGGGCGGCTTCTGATACTTCACGCTCAAATGCAGCGTCTTCTTGAGCCTGACGGTCAGTCGGGTTTGCCATTGCACGGATAGCGCGCAGAACGGAAAACTCACGAACTTCGTTTTTAGTCAGGCCGACTTCGGCAGTTTCGAGGGGCTTGTCGCCAATGACTTCAAGCAGTTCACCACGGAACTCGCCCAAGTCTTTGTGTTCGGCAACAGCTTTGGCAGCAAGGTCGCTGCGCTGGTGTTTTGCGCCCAATTCGATGATTGCGGCGACTTCTTTGTCACGAGCAGAACGGGCTTCTGCGGCAACAACGTCTTTATCGAGTTCTGACATTTCTGTCTCCTTTGTTTCGATAACAGTTTCAGTTTGGGTTTCGGTTGGAACATCTTTTGAGCGTCCTACGCCGACGGACACGTCAGCCGGGATACTTACAACAGATACTTCCATAGGTGACCAAGATTTGACGCGGTAGCTATCCTCGCCTTCTCGCTCCATTTTGTTGACTGAGTAGCCAACGCTGATGTTTGCACGGATGCCATCCGTAACGTCATCAAAAACCTCTTTAGCCATTCCGTTCTTACCGAACCGAACTGTTGCTCGCAACACGCGAGACGAACCATCGAGAGTTACATCCTCTACCACGCCGATTTGCTGGCGAGGGTCGTGGTCAAGCAGAAGCGGCGCACGGCCTGACTTCAAGAATGACAAATCCACGCTTTCATCTTTGTGGTCGAGAATTTCTTTGCCGTAATTGCGCTCAACAGGTTCTTCACTGGATACTGCAATTTTTACTCGGCGTGTTTCTTCGTCAATCGCGCCACTGCTCATGTCAGTGGAACGATGCTGAATTTCTGTGGGAGAGACGCGCTCCTCGTCAGATGCCTCAACTTCGGCTTCTTCGGCTTCGTCTTCTTCACCTTCGTGTTTCGCATAGACGACCGTTATCGTCTCGTCGCCATCTTCTACAGCCACGACATGACGTTCTTCCGTCTCGCTCACCTCGGTTGTTTCTTCAACGATTTCCTCGATGATTTCCTCAACGATTTCCTCGTTGGTTTCTCTAAGGTCAGTCATTGTTTCAAATCCTATATAATCAAAGTTATCATCAGAGCGTTCTTTGCTCGACATCGGATGCCCTGATGGTAACAAATCCGTGTCATGTTTGCCAGAGCGGAATTTTCCGTTGCGTAAAGCATATAAAAAGCTGTTCACACGAGCATAAGCCCACTGGTCGGGAGACTTGACGCTCGGTCGAACACTGCCGGGGTTAGTCTTATACGCGCCAACGCCACGGCGGAATACGGCAACCAATGTGCGTGTGCTTGTCCGCTTGGATGCAGTGCCGCCAACCTTCTCATTGTGGTCGGCGGCTTTCTTCGCCAGAGCCGTGCGAACCGTGTCGCTTACTTCCTCGGCGCGTTCATCTTTGTCGATAATCTTAACAAGACCACGCGCCCATCGTTGCCCTGCGTCTCCGCCCCACAATGCCCAAGCAATGCGACCGTTGGACGGATAACCCTTTTCACCGGGGCGGAAACCTTCCGCTTTCTTATCTACT